AGAACGTATTCAGGTACTATCAGACTCATCATCCACCTTTTTTAGCAGGGTTTGTATATGTTCCAACGCATAAGAGAGTCCCTGTATCTCTCCAACCATTGCTTTATAATGACCAATATCAGACGCACTGCCACTGGTCAAGGAAATACTTATATCATCTATTCGATTTGTTAAATCTTTTTTATATTTATGTAGAAAATCAGCTATGTACATTGTTAACCTATGTTGGATTCATAGTAGATGCTCGTTTCTCGTTAAACTTTCTTTTTGCTAGTTCCATTCTAGCTTTATTCATGGCTGAACTAAAGTCTGTTTCTGGTTCTTTTCTCATTATACCCATGGCAATTGCTATTACAGGATTTGTAACAGGACCTCGTTTAGAAGTAGTAGAAGTCGGTAAATCACCATAAAAGTTAGTGGCAAAAGAGTCTGTTGTTTTGCTAATATCCATTTCTGGTTGCATCTGCATAGCACTATCTGTTACTTCTGGATTTATGTTTGCTATTCCTGTATTAAAAGCTTCACCTAAATTTTCTCCAGCACCCATAGGATTTGGTGAATAATTTATAGATGGAGCTGTTAAGTCTTCTCTTACAATACTAGCTGGAGCACTACCTTTATAATTTGAATCTGTCATAGAAGATAGATCTTTATCATTCGTAGGCTTGTTTAAAAAACTTATACCATCTACTAGGGCATTAAATTCACTGGATATTTTATCACCTATCTGTGTTCCTGCACCACCTGTTAACATATTTGTTAATTGTCCAAAATATCCGGGACCTTCATAGTCTGGACTGTTTGGGTCTAATTCTGCTTTATAAGTTCGACTCGTGTCTAGTGTTGGTTTTGTTTTTCCTACTTGAGATAGAATTGTACCTATAGGTCCAGGAGCTAAACTAGCTAATCCTCTAGCGACCAGTTCTCCAGTGCCAAACTGCCTGTCTTGATCAACCACGTTTCCTTGAAAAGTTGGAAGACCTACATTACTTCCAAAGATACTTCCATACCCTCTTTGTAAACCTTCTCTTAAATCTCCTTTTTCTTTATCACCTTGTATGTTTGGATTTCTATTTAAACGATTAAAATCTCTTTGTAATGCATCTAAAGAAGTTTGATCTAATCCTGTAGCACTGTCTTTACTTGGCGTAACGGTACCAATTCCTGATTGTCCATATGGATTATAATATTGAGCATACTGACGTTGTAGATCATCTATTGTGTCTCTTTGACCCCTGTAGTCTAAACCTCCCATATAGTCCGTAAAACCAAATTTCTTAGAACCCGCAAAAGGATCTGCTGCACTAATACCTTTAAGAGCCATAAACTCATTCATGTTCAAAGCAGTGCCTCTATCACCGAAAGTGGGTTGCCCACTATTCGCTAATATATTCTGTGCTGTTGGAATACTAGATCTTCCATAACCGACTCCAAAGTCGGCTCTACCACCAGTTCTACCACCAGAACCAAGGCTGTCCATATAGGAAAGACTGTCCGGTGTAAAGAAATCAGCAAGTCCTATCTCTGCACCAGATGGATCATCCCCTACATAACTAGTGTCACTGGTATCTCCAGAATAGCCGAAACCTTCTCTACCACTAAGACCAGAGTCGTAATCACTAGCATTGGAGATATTACTTGCCATTTATTTAACTCCTTTGAACCCTAGTCCTTGGATAGCCATGCCGCCACCTTTAGCTTTATTAACTGGTTTTGATCTTTGTGATTGCGCTCTTTGTGCATTAGATTTTGGTGGCTTTACAACAAAAGTTTTACCATCAACATTTCTTAATTTTTCACCTTCACTTGTTTTTAGGACACCCTTAAAAGGTACAAGTGTTTCTTTTGGCTTTTCTGTTCTTGCTGCATCGGCTTGTTGTGCACCTGTAGATGATGCTCGTGACTTTCTTGGTCTTTTTAATTCTTTACTCATCTTCATTGTGCCACCTCTGGCTTTTTCAACAACGCCTCTACCAATTAAAACATCTTTCATAGTTGTTTTTCCATCACCACTTAGATCTGGAAAGCCGCCATCTTTATATTTCTTTGGTTTCATTACGTTCTCCAAGATTTGCGATCCACCGTCCTTGCGACTGCGACCTTTGTTAATTAAGTTCTTAGCTTGATTCTTACTGATTCCTAAATCATCTGCAAATTGTTTTACTCGTACCATTAGACCTTCTTCTTCTTTATCATTTTTTTTAATGTATTAGATTGCTTGAGATGCATCTTAGATGCACCTTTTAATTCTTTAACTATTTTTTTAATTTTACGTTTCATTATTTTGTTAATCCCTTATACTTCTCGAAGCTGCGAAGTCCGCCAAGTCCGAGCATTCCCATTAAGACAGTCATCAAACTACCCATGTCAAATGTTGGAAGTTCTGGTATTGCAATAGCTAGATAAGCACACACAAATAAAGTAACGGGTGCTAGGACAAAATGCCAACAAAGAGCAATTCCACAGGTCCAACCAATAAAGGGTCTCCATCCGCTTACGAAGATGGATTTGTGCTGTGCTTCTGCTTTGTTAATTTCTATTTGACCTTTGGCAAGTTCTTGTGCATGACTTTCTGCCATAGTAGCAACTTCATGAGCTAACTTGTTTTTCATATCTTTATCTTCTATGAATTTTCCAAGAAGATTTGATACTGGTCCTATTAACGCTGTGAGCATTGACATGCCTTTTTTACAAATTTGTTGTCAACCCAAACTTTACCATAATATAAAACGAAAAGCCATGCCGTAAACAAAACTCCTTCTAAATATGATAAACTGTTCCACGCTTCCAAAATAAAATTATCCATCTAATTGCACCTTTTTGTAATCACCCTCAATAAACGCATGTGGGTATTCTTTTTTAATAGATTCTAGTCTTGCTACAATTTCATCACGACTTAATTTATCTAGCTGATGTATATGATTCTGTTCCCTACGGTCAATAGTCAAACCACCCAAGGCACTCCTAATCTTTTCCGCATTAATGCTTGCAGAGAATTGACCTTCCTCTTCCGCTCTAAGTGATAACTCAGACAATCTCTTCAGCTGTCCTAATAAAGTTACACCATACTTTCTTTCTTTTTCATCTCGTTTTTCTTTAACAAGTTCTGTAACTAAAGGAAAGTCTCTTCCGTTTAAAAGTTTTGAAGCATGAAATTTTGCTGAGTCTTCTGCGTACCCCGCTTTGACAGCACACTCTTTTGCAGAGTAAATACCATCAACGTAATGTTTTACAAATTCTCTTTGTCTCGCTGTTAGTTTGGCTTTCTTATCTGCCTTATCCTCAACCATTTACTTCCTATTCATCCACGCAGTTGTTCCCATATAAGCACCGACTATACCAGCACCACTTAAATAGAACAAATTACTGATATCACTCAATGCATTTATTCTTTCTACACTCATAAACGGCATGAACATCATAACGGTAAACAAGCCCATAGCCATTAAAGTGTATCTCGCCATTTGCAATTGTGCAAGTTGTTTCCTAAGTTGATACTCAGTCTCCTTCATCATCTTAGCGTTTTCTAATTCTTCATCTGTTACAACCCCATCACCATCAAGATCGTAATCCTCGTACTTACTTCCGTTTTCTAACTTTTTACTCATTTAGCTATACTTCTTAAACTTTCCATCACAGAATCAATTGAGGGCTCAGTACTATTGGGATCAAGAATACATTTGTATTTGCGTGGGCAACCATTTGCTATGTCTGTAAAATCCAATGTAAACGTCTTTTGAGCTCCTTGATAGATACAAGCCATTTTATCTTTATACACTTTACGTTTCTTTAATCGGCATGTGGTATAAATTGGTTCAACTATTATACCTTGCCAAATTTTCTGCTGTCTAGTGTAATCCTTTGCATCAGCTCGTTTAATCCAAAGAAAAGCCATTAATGTGAAAAACCCTACTGTAGCTAAAAACAAAACAAACCAACCAATAGCTTCACCTATTTGTCTTCTTATTTGTTGTTGCTTGTATATGGTTTGCTGTCGTTCTTTTCGTATTTGACCTTCCATTTGCAACAGTTCTTCATAGGCTTGAGGTCCATGAGTCATGTTTAGAAACATCTTGAGTTCGTACCTTTGTTCCTCAAGTTTCTTCTTGGCAGAGTAAGCCTGTAGCGCAGTAGCTTCAATACTTCCACCACCAAATACTTTACCGAACACTCCTGGATTTTTGGCTTGTTTTTCCGCATTATCAACATCTGAAGCTGCTCCCATCCAACGACTAATATCACCAGACATTTGTTCTAGGTC